TACGGCATCGGCACCTACGCGCTGGTGCTGGAGGCCCGCAACCTGCTGCGCCCGCCGACACGACGGGGCGGGATCTTCTGATGTCCACCCCGAGGCAGACCATCGCCGCGCAGCTCGCCGCCGACAATACCGCCTGGGACGTGTACCCGTGGGCCTACGCGCCGGCCACCGACATCCGCCGCCACGCCGTGGCCGTGTACCGCACCGACGTGGACCCGCACCCGCAGGCCCCCGGCAAGATCCGGCACGCGGTCACCATCGACGCCTACGGCATGACCAAACTTGGGGAACGCTCCGAGGATGAACTGGACACCCTGCTGGACGGCATCCTGCTGTCCCTGCAGCGGATCGAGGGCGTGACCTTCCTGAAGGCCGAACGCAACACCTTCAAGGAATCTTTCCAGGGCTGGACAGTGACCTGCTCCGCCGACTCCGAGAACGTCTACCAAACCACCGTCCGAAATGAGAGGGACTAGGCCATGTCCACCGATTACTCCATCAAGAACGCCACCGTGAAGGCGGCCCTCGACGGCGAAACGCTGGTCGAGTTCGCCGACGACATCGACAACGTGCAGCTCGTGACCACGTTCGAGAACACCGAACGCAAGCCGGTGTCCGGGAACAACACCTCAGCGATCGGCCCGGTCCGGGACAACATCAACGTCACGTTCGCGGACTCCCTGAAAACCGGGGAGTTCTGGCTGTTCCTGCGCAACAACCACGGGGAGAAGATCGACGTGGAGTTCACCCCCAAGGCGGGCGGCACCGCCAAGATCGTGCACACCTGCATCGCCACCGCGCCGGGCAGCTTCGGCGGGGCGCAGGGCTACAACGCCGCCACCGCCGTGCTGTTCGGTGACGGGCCGGCGACCATCACCCCCGAGGCGTAGCCACTGTGCCGGTGATTCAGCCCAGCGCCAGGACCGTCCCGCTGCTGCGGGCGGCGGCGCTGGCGCTGAAGGCCGCCGACAAGGGCATCCGTTCCGACATCAACAAGCACACCCGCTCCACCCTGAACCCGATCTGGCGGCAGGCCATCGCCGCCCGCGCCGGCCGGTCCCGGATGGATCAGGCCGTGTTCGGGGCCGGGGCCCGCATCGCGGCGGGCAACCCCGCCCGCGCCATCGCCGCTTCGTCCCGGCGCCCGCTGCGCTCCGGGGAGGGCGGCTTCGTGCCCAACACCGACGCCCGCTCGCTGGAGTTCGGCACCGACAGGGCCAAGAGAAGCACCTATGACCGCAAGGGCCATCAGGTGACCCGGCGTACACGCACCGGACTGCCTGCACGCAACCGCAAGGGCCGCGTCGTGTACCCGGCGTTCGCCGACGTGGCCCCGCGCATGGTCTCGCTCTGGGTACAGATCATCGTCCGCAACATCCACGAATCACTGGAGAGGAAGTAAGCCGGTGGCCATCGACATCAAGTTCACCGCCGACACCTCCAAGGTGATCCGGGAAACCAAGGACGTCAGCAAGGCCCTGGAAAGCGTGGCCGATGACCTGGGCGACCTCGGCAAGGACGCCGGCTCGCTGGATGACAAGGTATCCAGCGCCTTCAAGTCCATGGCCAACGACGCCAAGAAGGCCGGCAAGGACATCGGGGACGACACCAAACGCGGCTTCCGGGAAGCCGGGGAAGGGGCCGAGGACTTCAAGGAAGAGGCCGCCTCCACCGCCAAGGAATCCGCCGCCAGCTTCGACGGCTCCGCCGAGTCCATCATGGACTCCTTCCAGGAAGTCGCCGCCAACGCCTTCGCCGGCTTCGGCCCGGCCGGCGCCGCGGCCGGCCTCGCCGTGGCCGTGGGTATGGGCATCGCCATCTCCGCCATGCAGTCCACCGCCGAGGAAGCCAACGCCGCCAAGGAAAAATCCGTGGAAATGATCGACTCCATCAAGGACGCGGGCGGGGACCTGGCCAAAATGGACCTCGCGGACAAGATCATCACCTGGGGCCGGGAGGTGATGGAAGATAACTGGATCACGTTCTGGGCCAACGAGGCGTCCACCAAGTTCCAGGAAACCGCCAAGGACGCCAAGGAGTTCGGCGTGTCCTCGCGGGACGCGATCCGCGCCGCGGCCGGCTCCGCCGAGGACTCCCGGAAGTTCCTGGACGCCACCGCCGACGACTGGCAGAACCTCACCAAAGAGATCGAGAAGGGCGCCTCCGTCACCGAGGACGGCGTGATGGCGTTCACCGACGCCTCCCGGGCCGCGCAGAAGAAACGCGACGCCCTCTCTGACCTGCGCGGGCAGGCCGAGGAAAACATCAAGATCACCAACGACGCCATCGAGATCTACGAGCTGGAGAAAGACGCGCTCGACCACACCAAGGAAGCCGCCGAGGCCGCCGCCGACGCGATCAAGGAAAAGGCCGACGCCTCCGACAAGGCAGCCAACGCGGCCATGGACCTGGTCACGGCGGAAAGCAACTGGATCACCACCGCCGAGCAGATGAACAAGGACATCAGGACCAACGGCAAAAACATCGACATCCTCACCGCAGCCGGGCGGGCCAACCGGGAGTCCCTGGTGGACATGGCCGGGGCCGCCAACACGCTGCGCGACGCGCAGATCCTCGCGGGCGGCTCCGTGGAGACCGTCACCCGGACGGTCAACGGCTCCCGGGAGGCGTTCCTGAAGGCCGCCGACGCCGCAGGCTTCGACGCCGCGCAGGCCGCCGCGCTGGCCGACAGCTACGGGCTGATCCCGGCGAACGTGGAAACCCTGGTCAAGGCCAACGGCACCGAGGAAGCCAAGGCCGCCATCGACGCGATCCCGGCCGCCAAGGACGCCACGGTCACCACGACAGAGACCGGCTCCGCCGAGGCGCAGGCCAACATCGACGCCATCGAGGGCAAGGACGCCCCGATCAACGTCAACGACGAGTCCACCGCCAACGAGGTGCAAAAACGCATCGACGGCATCCGGGGCCGGGATCTGGTCAAGATCGACGTGGACGACGACTACACCGTCTCCGAGGTGCAAAAGCGCATCGACGGGATCAAGGGCAGGGACGTGTTCGTGAACCTGAAGATCGGCAACGAGTTCGAGTTCGCGCAGGCCATCACCCGGCTGACCCAGCCGGTGGACAAGACCGTGAACCTGCGCGAACGCGGCGGGAGTTCGGTGGACCAATGACAACCCTGCTGCTCGAATCAGACCCCGGGACCGGCTCCAACCGGCTGACCATCACGCCCACCGCCGACGTGACCCGCATCCGCCGCAGCGACGCGAACGGCACCTGGGACGTGCGCACCCTCACCGGGCAGCTGCCCTACACCGGACTCGCGCCGCTGGTGCTGGACGACTACGAGGCCGTCAACGGCACCTCCACCTACACCGTCACCACGGCGGGCGGCACCGTCACGGACTCCATTGTGCTGGCCCTGACCTCCCCGATCGTCAGTGTCCCCGAGGCCCCGAACTTCTCCGCCCGTGTCCCGTCCGTGCTGGAGTACGGGGCGAACACGAACACCCTGTCCACCGTGCATGAACCGGACGGCAGGCCCGGCCCTGTCGTGATCGTGATGGGCGGCTCCACCCGGCGCGGGAACCTGTCCTTCGAGGGCGGCGACTACGCCGCCGCGCTGAACCTGCTGCGGCTCTTCCAGCGCGGCATGGTGATGCAGCTGCGCCAGACCGACCACCCCGGCATGGACATGTACTTCATGGCCATGCGTTCGGCCATCGTCACCTCCACCAACTGGGGCCGCGCCAGCCAGTTCGACGTCGAGGTCGAATACATCGAAACCGACCGCCCGGCCGGGGCACTGGCCGGCGCGCTGGGCTGGACCTGGCCGGCCGTCGAGGCCGACTACGCCACCTGGGGAGACGTGTTCGACGCCTACGCCTCCTGGGGCGATCTGCGCATTGACAAGAGGAAGCCATGACCGCGCCCTATCTGTCCGCCGCCGAGTCCCTGATCCGGGACAGCCACGAACAACGGGTCACCCTGACCCTGACCTCCGGGGCGTCCAGCTGGGCCACCGTGCTGCTGGGCGGGGAACTGACCCTCTCCGAGGACTGGTCCCCGCGGGCGCAACTGTCCGCCGTGATCCCGAACATCTTCACCGTCGAGCAGCTGGCCGACATCGACCCGCGCACCAACGTGGTCCGCGCCGTGGTCACGGCCGGGTACGTCCACCCGGACGGCACCGTGGACGTCCACCAGCTCTTCGACGGGCACCTGCGCGAACGACTCGTCTCACGCCCGGCCAACACCGTGCAGCTGTCCGCCTGGTCCGACGAGGGACTGGCGCACGATGCCCGGTGGCTGGCCGCCGACGAGTTCAAAACCTTCACCGGCGTCACCGAGGCGCTGGAATGGTTCGCCGGGTACGCCCTGGGGGAACCCGTGGCCATTGACTCGTCCGTGGGGGACGGGTACCGGGCCGACCTGACCGCCTCGATCCCCACCCCGCCCGGGAAGCAGGTGTGGGAGTTCATGAACGATCTGTGCCTCGCGGCCAACATCAGGCTGTTCGTGGACGCCGACGGGGCGTGGAAGATCCGGGGCAAGGTCACCGAGGCGTCCACCACCGATGTCACCGAACTGGCCGAGGTGGGCGACTCCACCGATGCCCTGTCCAGGGACTCCGGCTACTACTCCGCCGCCGTGCTGAAATACGAATGGACCGACGCGCTGGACGTGGACCACATCA